CAGTAGAGCATTTCAAAAACGACAAACGGTTCGACAAGTTGGTCAAGGATGGTCGTGTCGTCATCGGCCATGACATCGAGGAGTTCAAAGGAATGCACATTCTGTTGCATTCTCCAGACAACGCCTTTGCTGGAACGATCAAGCTGACTGATGGCGAGGAAATCCAAGGCAAGGGCGGGGTTTACTACCCGGCATTGTTTGCCGACAAAAACTACTTTTGGGCATCCACCGAGGCAATGGTGATGAGGTCCGCCAAGCATCTCAACGAGATTGGAAAAAAGAACGATGGCAAAATCTTGATGGGTCTTGTGTCTGCGCCGGTCGAAAAATTATTTTCCTCCTCTTCGATGGCAGGCGGGGTCGTCAAGTTTCTCAATGCGCTATCATCAGATGCAAAGGGAGGACTCTCCAAAGCAAAATTGAATTCCATGCTGGTGACCGCCAGCAAAGTGAAAGTTGTCAAACCGGGCAAAGGAATAAAGAAATTCCGCGACACGCTAAAAGCCAGCGATGGATTAGCTGGAAACTTGGCTAAAATGGACTCCTTCTTGGAACCCACGGGTTCCATTTTTGAAGTCAGAAAAATGTTTGTGGAATCCTTGGCTGAACAATTATCAGCGCACCTTGGATCGAACTCAAAAGCCTCGGAATATGTCGCCGGTATTTTAACGGATGCAGAAAACAAGCATGCGAAGAATTCCATCAAGAGAGGCAAACTTTCCAAGGCATCGATCCTGCAAGGGCTGGGCAATATGTTGACCGAGCCATTCCTGCGAGATTTCCAAGACCACGGAAACGGGAAAATATACGCCGTGCTGGAGGTGGATGGGATGGTCGATGGTGTAGCCTCAACTGCCCATGAATCTTATCCATTCACTCTGGTTCCTCGGAACAAAAAATCGAAGGTCAAACTTCATGTCTTAAACCAAGCCGTCGATTGGCAGGATGTTGTGGGCAAAGAGACGGGTCAGTATGCCACGCCGCAGGAGCGTTTGAATCTGATGCCCACTTCGGGAATGTCATCAACAACCCTCAAGGTGCTGGGAGTGAGAGGTGGCAGTAAGGCAAATCCGCTCAACTACTCCATAGCCAGCCAGTCCGAGATCGACCGGGTGAACCGCGCCCTCGGCGGCATGAACCGAGGCCCGGACGAACGGCTCAAAGTCTACGAGCGGGCGCGGGCGAAGTTCGGGCAACTCTTGGAGTCCAATAAGGAAGCCATTGACGCAATTAAATCGGCCAAGGAGACCGATACGGCTCCGGCCCTTGAACAGGTCGAAACCGAGCGGGCTTCCAATCTCGCCGATCTCACCGCCGAGGAAAACGCCGAGGTCGCGAAGGCGCTACAGGACAACGCGGACACCTTCATGCCGCGCATCGAAGCGGCTGCAACGCCCGCTGAGCGCAAGCGTGTCGAGCGCGATGCCAAAGACCGGGCAAAGATTTTGGAACAAGGCATCCGGAACAAATTCGACGAGCGCAAAACTGCCATTGATACCAAGGCGAAGTCCCAGAGTCAGCAGATCAAGGACTCCGCTGCCAATCGCGATTCGGCATCCCGCGCCCGAATGACCGAGAAGGTTCGCCGCACAAAACTGCTTCAATCCATCGGCGAACTGGATGCCGTGCTTTCAGTCCTTCCTCCAGAAATTCGCGGCAAGGTGGGGGGCTTCGCCGTGCTGGCCAACATCGGAACAGGTGACAAGGCGCTTTCGGATTTCTTTGTGAAGCGCATCGAGATGATCGACCGCCAACTGGAACGGACACTCCGCAAGGAATACGATGCCGCATTCCGAAAACTCCTCGACCGCACCAAGCCGAAGAAAGCCGCGCCCGGAGAAAAACCAAAGGGCATCGGAGCCGACATCCAAGACCTATTCACCGTGGTCCGCAGCGCCGTGGACATGGATGCCGTCTCGGTCGCCGCCCACATCGCCGGATTGGATTCCAAGATTGCCAGCGGTGAACTCACCGCCGAGCAGGAAGCCCGGGCGCAGGTCGAGGCCGCGCTCGTCTCGTTGGTTGGCGATTGGCGCAATGCCGATGCGGACCGCCGCAGGTCGGCGCTCACCGAGGCGACTCGTATTTGGTCTGGTGCCTATGCCGCACACACGCAAAAAGTCATTCAACTCCGCGAGCAACGCGAAGTCGCCCGAATGGGGGCGATCCAAGACACCGGCAAGTCTGGTGAACTCGCAGGCAGAAAATCCAAGGCGATTGCCGACTCCGGTCTCAAGGGAAGCTGGAAGGATTACATTCTAAACCTGCTCAACTTTGACCAAGTGGCAGGCATCCTTTTCGGAGAAAATAGCGAGACGGCAAACACCCTCATCGACCGCCAGCGGACCACAGAGAACGCCAAAGAGGACGGGCAGCAGGCAAAGATGCAGGCGCTGGAAGGATTCTTCACCGACCTCGCTGGGGGCAACCTACTCGCGGGCGAGCAACTCCGCTACAACCTGGCTCAACCCAGCATGGAGGTGCAGGGCATCAAGCTGTCAGAACTGGAAGGTCTATCCGCAGCGATGATGTGGGAGCAAGAAGATGGGCGCAGGCACATGACCGGCGAACTCGATGAGACCGGCAAGCCCTCCGGGTCGTGGCACTACGACCAAGATTTTGTGGACGACATCATCGCGAACCTCTCGCCCGAGGCGCTGCAATTGCGGGATTGGTTGCTCAAGCAATACGCCGACGAATACGGCAACATCAACGCCGTCTATTCCGAACTCAACGGAGTCAACCTCCCGCAGATTCGCAACTACTCGCCGGTCACGGTGCAGCCTGTCTCTGCGCCGACCGGGCAGGTTCTCGATCCTGTCAGCGGGTCCGCCATGTCTGGTGCCAGCACATCCCCGGGGGCGCTACGCACTCGCGGAACCGCCATCGCGGAACCTCGCTTCGCCGATGTCCTGCAAACCTACATTTCCCACACACTCCAGATGGAGCATTGGAAAGCCTTTGCCCCGTTCATCGCCGAGGTCAATGGAGTCTTGCGGAATCGCGATGTGCAGAATTCGGTCGAGGAAAAAGGCGGGGCCGAGGCGAGGAAGATTCTCAACGCATGGCTCGACTACTTCGCCCAAGGCGGCACTCGCGATGCCGGGGCGCATCTGGCGCTCAACCAAGGCATCAGCAATGTGCTGGGTCGTGTCCAGCAAGTCGCCCTCATTGGTCGTGCTTCAACCCTGCTTGTTCAGTCCACGCAACTCGGGGCTGCACTCGCAGAGATGCCGACCAAGGCATATCTCAAACGCATGGGAAAACTTTTCACCGGGCAACTTGGTTGGGACGCTGCACTCAACTCCCCATACATCCAGCGCCGGATCGCGCAGATGCCGCCGGTCGTTCAGATGGCAATGCAGGGACTCAAGGGCGCGAAGCCCACCGCCATTCAGCAAGCAGGCAAGCGGCTCGGCAATCTGCTCTCCGGTGCGGACGGGTTATTCACCGCAGGCACCTACGCGATCACCTACGACTACCACCTCACCAAAGCGCAGGAACTTGGCTTGACCGGCGCGGAAGCGGAATCCTATGCACGGAACATCGCCGAGCGGGTCACCGACCGCATCGCGCAGCCGACACGCCCCGGAGCGCGGAGTCTTTACGAGAACACATCCACCAACCCGCTGGCCCGCGCCGGATGGGCATTCGCTTCCGAGGCGAGAAAAAACCTCGCGCTCGTCGCCTATTCCTTCGCCGAGCGAGACACCGCGACCAAGATGCGGACGCTGGCATATGTCGTCGTGCTAAATGCTATCGGCTCACAAATCTTGCGATCCATTTGGAGGGACATACTAGATGACGAAGACGACGAAATTTTTGATGACAAATACTGGTCACCAAAGCGTTTCTTGCTCGCGGCAGCAACTGAGCCGCTTTACGGGTTCCCTGTCCTCGGATCAACAACACAGAATGCGATCTACAAAGCATTCGGAGAGTATCGTCCAGATGGTTCGATGTTCGATGTGGGTCGAGCAATCAACCCGGTCAAGCGAATCCCCGAATATCTGGAAGGCGATTTCGAGATGCGCGATGTCATGCGCGACATCGACATGATCGTATCGGCCATGGGTCTTGCCCACCCCAACATCGCCGCCGCAGCATCGATCACACACCTCGCCAAAGACCTATTCAACATCGGCGACTCTGCGGTGGACGCAGTGACCGAAGAGTGATTTTTGACTAGCGAGTTTTGACTGATACCATCCACAACATGAAACCAATGAACTACCTGCTCACACAACTCGGCCAATCGTCAACATGGAGGGGCGTCCTTCTGGTCCTCACGGCGCTGGGCGTCTCGCTCAGTCCGCAGCACCAAGAAGCCATCGTGGCGGCGGGGTTAGGGCTGGTCGGCGCAATAAACATCCTCCGCAAGGGATGACCCCGGGCCGGATCGCCGCTGCGATGG